CTAGGATTGGTTGAGTGCGTTGTCTAGCTTGTGGATGATGTGTTTGGCATCTTGTGGTATGAATTTGCCGTAGTGCTTGTGAATCATGCTGGTGTCTGCGTGACCTAGCTGGTTTGCTAGCCACTCCGCTGAGACTGCCCCACTCGATAGGACTTGGCTGGCGTATGTGTGTCGTGCTGTGTTGAGTGAACGATGCGGTACTTGGCATTGCTCTAGGTGTCTTTTCCATAATGTTTCCATCCGTTTGTATGTGTAATGGGTGCCCGTATCTGGGTTATACCAAAGCCATGTTAGTCTATGCTTGGTGATTGTTAGATTATCCCGTTCCAGCAGGGATATCGTTTGGGGCGGGTTATCTTTAACAATCTGTATTTGTGACTGTAGGGCCTGCAATACTATCGGCAATAATTCTATTTGACGTTTACGACGGCGGTTTTTTGTCGCTCGATATTGTTTATCAACATAACCACGTTTGACAAATAAATATCCATTGTCCAAGTCAAGATCTTCAACTGCCAGAGGGATGAGTTCGTGGGTTGATAGCCCTGACCAGAGCATCACTGTCCATAGGTTTTTTAAGGCATGATCTTTCTCACTGTTAATGATGATATCTATCTCGTCACGGGTATAGGGATCGATATCTTCACTATCCTTCTCGCCTAGTTTAATGAATTTGGTGGGGTCTTTGGGGTTTGGTTCGTGCCTTGCCCAGTATGACCATATTGTGCGAAAAATCATGATGATATCCTTAATGGTTTTGACTGATAGTTTTCTGGTGAGCACTTTATAAACCCAGTGTTCAAATTGTTCTGTGGTAATTTTGGCAATGAGCTTGTTTCCCCAGTAAGGTCTAATGTGATTTTCCATTTTATTTTTATAGGTTCGCCATGAGCTTGGCGCCACAATGGCTTGCTCTGTGGTTTCCCAAATGCTGATATAATAATTAAAGTAAGCCTGTGGACGTTTTGGACTATTGGGAAATACCTGGTTCCTGTCAAATATGCCCAATTTGATTTGCTGGGCAATCATATCCGCTGTCGCTTGGGCTTGTTTGATGTTTTCAGCCGTTGGTGGTGTGTTATACAGCGTTTCTCGTTCACGTTTGCCATCAATTTTCCACCAGATGCGGATGCACGTTTTTAGTTTGTCGATGCCTGCTGACATAGCTTTGTTTCCTTTAGAAATTTTTTTAAAAAAATACGGTATCTTTGGATATTAACCCAGTGATTTTTTGGTAACTTTTAGGATTATTTGTTTGATGTCAGGGCAAGAGAAATGCTATAATCGACTTGGTTTGTTCTTTGGTTTCCCTGCCCTAACATTGTTAGGGCTATCTCATTTTTATCCCATCATTTCGTCACATTCCTTTTGAATTGTGATGGCTTTGCCATTTCTGATATAAATCGATAAATCTTCATTTTTCACTTTGATTAGGGTGTCGTCGGGCATCATATGCGATATCCTCTTTGTTTTTTGTCCTGATAATTTTGGCAGTCGATGCAGCGGGTAACGCTCCCCAATTGTTGACGTTGTAAGGGGAGATGGTCGCCACAGTCTTGACATTCTGCCAAAGATGGTTCGTTAAATTTTGGGGCATTGGCAATAGCACGTTCTATGGATTGTTGGGCAACGTCGTTTGCTTGGTCGATAATGTCGGTCATTATGTTTCCTTATTGGGACCGTGTGGCTGGTCGGCGAAATAACCAGCAACGGATTGAGCGATTTTCCAGCCGTGACGATACGACCTTATTCGCCGCTATAAATTTATAATGCACAGACAGCCGCAACGCTTCTTGGATGTCTGACTGGGGTGGCAAGTCATACATAAATTCCCTTGCCGCTTGGTAAAACTGGGGCATATTGATAGCGATAATCTCTGGTGACTTGCTGTGATTGAGCACCTCGTCCTTTACCATCTGTGAGTTACGATTTGATAGCCGGTCATATACATCCCAAAACTGAATCACCAATGGATTTTCGCTGTTGAGTGCATCGTCTCGCTCCATTGCCATTGTCAATAGTTGGCTTTGCATGGCTTGGGTGTAAGGCTGTAGCTGTGGCAGTACATGGGTCGCCAAAGCGACAAACATGGCATAAAGCTGGGCATGGCAGTGAGCCACTCGAAAGGACTTCACTCCACTGTCTTTGAGCCAAGTTTCAAAAGGTATTTTGCTATTGAAAAAGGTGTCTAAAATCGCCCGTTCTTGCTTTAAAAAGTCGTCGAGAAGATGACTGACTTGTTCGATTTCGTAGCTTTCGATACGGCGGGCAGCAGCTTCGGATGCTCGGGTTTGAGTCTCAGTCTTAAAAAATAGGTGACAAATCCGTGAAAGAATAGCTTTGGATGCTTGTACCTGTAGGTTTTGACTGATAATAATCGTGCCACGGAACGGCGGTTCATAGACTTCGTTGCCGTTGTTTTTCATGCCCCGTGTACCAATGCTCCCGCCATCGTATAAATTCTTCAGCTCGTCCCAATTGAATTGATTGTTACGTCCACCACTGGCGGCATTATCACGGTCTGATTCAATCAACACCGTGGGCATATTGGACGTTTGGCTAAGGGTGCGTAATCGTCCTGCCTTAGTGGACTTGTTGGGATCGATGCCCTCGTGATTGTCCCGTCCAATCAGTCGCCAAAAGAAACCTAGTAATGTTGATTTGCCTGTTCCTGGTTCTCCGACGATTTCTAAAAATGGGTATGATTTTTGTTTGGCACGAATTTGTTGGACAACCAGACTGCCTAAAAATCCTGTCAAAGCGACAATGCCCTGTATCCCCCACCCTTCAACGATGTCATGCACCCAGTTGATGGGCTGTTTTGGGCGTTCGTGAATGCTGATGACGGGCGATGCAGCAAGGGTTTTGATATTGACATTGTTGGGTAGTTCAAAAAAGTCGTCTTTATTAATGGGATAAGTCACACCATTTTTAATCACTCGGTCATTAAAGATGTATGCTTGGTGCTGGTCACAATAGCCGATATAGTCCACGGTCTCAACGCGGTCGATATCGCTAATCAAATCAATTAGAATGCGGTCTAATTGATTACTATTGCCGCGGTAAATGACACCGGGCGCAACGGCAAGGAGGCGTTTTTTGAACTCACTGGCGGATGATAGCTGGGAGCCGGTGAAGGTGTTTTTGGCATCGGGCTGATTGGGCGATTTGATGCGGATATAGTACCAGCTTTCATCAGTGATTAAATTTTGCTGATAGTACAACGGTTCAATAACACAGTTAGCAATTTCGGTCACACTCATGCAGTCGTCCATGGCATCGGCATGGGCGTTGTCTTGCGCTTGTTTGATTTCCTGCTCACTCGCGTTTTCGCGGTGAGTTAGGTTTTTTTCGTAAGCGTCATCGTACTTATTGAGGTCAATTTTTACCCAGTATGTACGGTTGTCAAAGGGCAGATAGAAGTTATTTAATCCATTGCGGTGATAGACCAGTTTGGCCTTATCTTTGGCGGTTTCGGCGATCAGCAGCTGTCCGTAGTATTCATACTCTTGCATATCGCTTGGGTTAAGTTTATTTGTTTTATGTAGGTCATTCCAGTCTTGTTTTTTGCCGTGTGGCGGCTGTATGGCGGTGGCTTCAAAACCTTGTTGCCTTGCCTTGGTGATAAAGTCTTTGGTATAACGTTGCCCTGCGTTGTCATTGTCATAGGCAAATACTAGCTTGGGCAAGGTTTTTCGCAATCGCTCGCAGGTTTCTTTAATTTGCTGTAGAACTATGGCTGGGTAGTTATTGCAACTGATGCTAGAGATGGCTGTATATCCGTGCTGCTGCAGTGCCATCGCGTCAAACACGCCTTCAGTTATGTATATAGAGTTGATGAGCATGATTTTACTCATCAAATCAGGCGGCAACCACGCCAAACCACTGATGCCAAAACCTGCTTTAATGCGTGCTTTTTTTCGTCTTTGGGCGGTTCAATCAGCCGCTCCCAGTAGCCAACCTCGTTAGTGTTGGGATTGGTGATGGTAAAGCGAATAGTCGGGCAAGATTGTTTTGTATTATAGCTTTGATAGGTCTCTTGGTCATAGGTGTTTGACCAACGACTAATGTCCAAGCCTCGTACTTGTGCTAAGTAAGCGTCGGCGGTGGCTTTGGGATTTTGTGGGGTGGGTGGTGAGCGTTTAACGACGCTTACGAACAAGTCAGGATATAGATTGCGCGTAGCTTCTTGATAGGCACATTTGTTTTCGCGGCCGCATTGCACGGTGACGGGGTTGTCTGTGCCAGCGTAGAGTTCCTTTTTGCCACAGCTCGGACAAGTACCCTGACGCAAAAATTTGCCGTCAGGGCTAGATTTCATGGCATAGTCTGTCTTTAGGCGACGAATGATCTCGTCGCGAATATCGTGTTGCATGGTTGTCTCTTGGTTCTTTGGTTTGTGAAGGTTTAGACGGCCTGTATTTGATTTTCTTGCATTTTGCTTGGTAGCACGTCTTTGAAAAACTCTTCGTGGCTTCTAAAAATCCTGCCACAGTCGGGGTTGGTACAGACACGCACAATTTCTCGTAACTGCGTAGTAATATAGCGGCTGCGATTTAGCCGTGTATGGCTGTGGCAGGTTGGACATTTCATCGTGTTGATTGACTCCTGTTTAATTGACGAGGGTTTTAATTTTGACGGTTGATTGACCAATCGCTTCACGAATTAGGTACGCGATAAACTCTTGGACTGTCATGCCATTTTCATCGGCTTTTTGTTGTAATAGCCGTTGCTCGTGGGGTGTCGGATAGATTATGACGTCATTCATTTAGCATTGTCCTTTGTTAAATTGCCATGGATAATTGTGATGGGTTGTTGTTATGGTTGTTACTCTGTGGCTTATCGGTGGCAAAGACTGCACTTAATGGGAACTCGACTACACCGCGGCTTGGCAGTATCATGGCAATAGGTTGATCGTTGAACATGATTTCATGTAACTTTGACATGGCAAGCTGACGGGCAAGGCTGGCTACTTCCACGCCTGCTTTCTGGGCATGAGCCAGTAAGATTTGGTAGTCATAATGGTCAAGACTTAGCTTGATAAAATTGTCTTTGATTTTTTTGCTGTTTGGGTTCACGGCTGGTTTCCTTTTAGGTGGGTTAATTAGATTTTTGCTTCTCTAGGCGTAGCCCTGCGTTATAGCGACGTAGGGCGATAAATGACATGGAGCGTTGCTCGGCTTTGGCTTGTTGTTGTAGCTCGGCATGAGCTTGGGTATCCAAGCGCACCGGTAGCACGTGGCGCTTTGCCTTTTTGAGACGCTGTTTTTGCTGAGTTTGAGTTGGCATTGTGGTATCCTATGCGTTTAAATGAACGTATCAAATTGATACAACGTGATAATACATTCATTTGAAATCATTGTAAATAAAAAAATACGTTTATTTGCTATTATTTTATTATTGAGAATCCAAAAATGAATACAAATGACGTTATTGGTAAACGTTTGGAAGAGGAACGCAGGCGGCTGGGTTTAACGGCAATAGAGGTTTATCAGGGATTGGATATTGCTCAGACGACATATAAAAACTATGAAATGGGGAGGCGTGATATCCCTGCTAGCCTATTGACACAATTGTGGGATATTGGATTTGATGTGTTGTATGTTCTTACGGGAGTTTATGCAGAAAGCGGTAGGGCTGTTGATTCGACTCCCCTAGATGAGTATCGGCTAGTTAAATTACCTGAAACCAAAGACACCAATGCATTAGCCGACCACTTGTTAGTTATGATGTATCAGGCTGAAGATTCATTGATACAGGCGGGGGCAGTTGCAAAAGAAGATTATACTTATCGTGATTTGTTGTTGGCGGCAAGTGTGATGCAACATGGCAAAATTTGATTTTATTGTAGTCAAATGACTATGCCAAATTCTCATATAACAACCTAGTAGATGCTGTTTCACGGCATGTGAAACTATGTTATACTCAATCATGTGCAATAATACATTCATTGATACCCTATTCAATTATTAATGCCATAACTGTTACAGCTTATGGTATTTTTATTCATATTAAGGGGGTAAATATGGTCTGGGGATTGGTAAAAACAAAAAACTGTAAGACTGTGCGTAATCCTCGCGTTGGGGTAACCGCTGGTATTGCAGGCGCATGGGCTAGTCCAAACTATATTCCTAATCCAAGCCCTAGCTATACACCTGGAACTAGACAATATTATAACCAAACAGCTATTCGCGTTCGGCATGCTTATGATTCTTATATTCGTGAGTTAGATACAACTTATGGTTAGTGATATGCCTGAGCACGATGAAACAGCGATGGAAGGGGAGATTGTTGAATCTTCCCCTGAGGGGAGTGAACGTCCAAAAGTTCACTCCAACAATACACTTAATCTTAATGCGCCTTTCGTCCCTATTAGCCATGCTCAAAACGTAAATATCCCAGCCCCTGCTATACCTGCTAATGATATGGTTAAGCTTGAGGCTCATTTACCAGGTTCTATTGATAGAATTCTGCGTATGAGTGAAAAAGAGCAAGAATTTACTCATCATATCGTACAAGCTCAGCACGATGAGCAATCCAAAATCAATAACCGTAATATTGAGATTAGCAAAGAACAGCGTAACTTTAATTTTATTAAGCTTGTGATGGGCTTTTTACTTATTATTGGCTTAATTGGATTGTCCACATATTTGTTTATTCTAAAATTGAGTTGGGGGGGTAGCGTGATTGCCTTAGCTGCTTTAGTATTGGCAGCGGTATTTATCTTAGGTTATTTCCCTGAAAAGATTTTTAATATTTTTCGTTCTCATAAGTCACCTGATGAGTAACATTTTGGTAATGAAAAAAGGGCTAATCAATAGCCCTTTTTTGTACTATCATTTCACAATATTAGATATCGTCTGCCAAGATATTCAATAGGTCGCGACCTTTTATATCGATGCGTGCCTCAGTGGGCAGTTGCTCTAGGGTAGATAAAAGTATCTGGCGGTAAGCCTCTATCTTATCTTTTTGTTGCTCAAGTTGCTGCTCTTGGTTGTCAAGCTGTTGGCAGGTTCGTAGTATCAAATCATAGCCCATCTTTTCAATTTTACCGCTTGTCATTGTCTTCCTCCTTTTTTTTGTTGATGGAAGAACAGTTTACGGTATTTTTTAGCTCATTTGCACGCATGGCATAAGCAAGACGACGTTCACTGTCGCCTGTGTAATAGCGGCTAGTTTCGCTGGCAACAATACGCTGATGACTGTAAGCAGGATGGCTCATAAAAAAGCCCGCTAACTGATAATAGTCCTCGGCATAGTCGAGGTCTTGTTCTTCTAACAGGGCTTGCACTCGAGTAGCAGTCAGCCAGATGTAACCTGTTGATAGCAAGGATGGGCAGTCGGTGAGTAGCTCCCACGATAACAAGCCTTCTTCAATGCAGTCATGGATATACTGCCAAAATTGGCTGGCTTTTTCGTGTTGAGGCGTGTATGGCAGTCTTACCATGCCGTTTTTTTGATAAAGGTAATCGATAATATCGCAATAAGGCGATAGGTTGGCGGCAGGCTCTTCCAGAGATGTGACTTTTTTGTGAGCCTTGTTGTTATGCTTTGGCTGCTCAAAAAAGGCGGTGATAGCGTTAGCAACGCTGCCAATGGATAAAATGGTCATGATAGTTTCCTTGTAAAGTTTGGATAACCATCACGCTATAGCTGTGAATCAATAGGGTGATGGGCTGAAACAGGGTTCACAGTACCGCTTACAAGGAAACGGCGAGCCGAAGCTCCCCTATCCCAGCCCACCATAAGGCATGACTAAGCATAAGCCTAACCATGAAAGGGGCTGAAATCCAGACAATAAAAAACCGCTAGTCAGTCGCCGAATGGCAACGTTGCGGTCACTGTCTGACCTTGTAATACATGCAGGCTGTGAACCCTGACCTAAAGATTTTGCTTTAGGATTTGATTAAAGCGTATCACAATGATACACTAAAGGCAAGTTTAAATTTTTCATCAATATCTTTATTTTACTTTATTCGTTTATACTATGCATTCATACTCCTAACCATTAGGGTTAACGCTATGATTACCAATGATACTGTATCAAATGCCAACAATACCAAGAAAAACAATGAACAAAGTAGCTCATTGTTCGCTGATTTTATGGGCAAATTTGATAAGTTATGGCAAAAGCTTGACCATGATTATGACACTATGGAAAAGGAAATAGATGAGCGTAGAAAACTCAATGGGAAAGCCACGCATCATGAAATCGATTTATGATTTTATTTATCTCGATAACGATAAAATCTGTTCTTATTATGCTCAATTAACTGATGGTTTGCCCAATCAAAAAAAGATAAGTAATAAAAAAGGACGTACTGAAGGGGGCAAGGCTACTGCAGGCCCTCGTGATATGCTTCATGGTGAGTTAGATAGGCATAATTCTTTAGAAGATAGTTCTGAGACATCTTATGATATGGCTCATGTTCTGCCACGAGATATGATTAATCTGTTAGATGACTACAAGCTGATCGCCAGAAAACTTGCTGTTAATAATCTTGGCAAATTGGTGCTTGTTGAAGGCTATATTTATTTCAATGATTTTGAATTAATGAGCAAAGCCACTGGTCCTACCATTGATTTTATGGAATACATACAACCAGATAGTAAAGAAGTTCAGAATAATGCGAAAGCTGCTAAGCCATTGGCTAATCTGTTGCAAGCTTATCCAATTCGTCTGCAAGCGAATGTCAAAATCACAAGTAGCGAATCTGCTCAGCATGCTTGGATGACTTTACAAGAAGAAAATCTTACCAGCTCAACGGTTGATTTTTCTTTACGTTATGAATCAGTCTCTCCAGAGAAGTTCTTTATTTTAGGCATATTAGATGCCTTGCCAGAAAAATTTGATAATAAAGATGAAGCAGTGATCAAAGAAGAGTTCAATAATAAGCTTTTAGCTTCAGGTATTTTTAATGAAGCTATCATGTCAATGAATGGCGCGTTCAATACATTGTTGGGAAGACCGAAGGATTTTTTTGGCATTACCCCTATTTGTATTTTTAGAAAGATTGGTGTACCTCATACGAACTAAAGGTGGGCTATTTGATGACGTTGTTTTGGGTACTATTAGGATTCGTTCTTTTTAGCGTAGCTTTTCACCTTTGGACTATTAAAACTGAAGCAGGTAAAGCTTTTGCCAAAAAACTTGATGAAGAGAGAGCAAATAAAAAGGCTGCAAAACAAAATAGAGAATTAACCAACCGTACGATCCCCCCCATTGAGCCGACCGCACCACCAACCCAACCTGATTATTTTCAATCAACTGATTATTATAGAACAAGATCCCATTTTAATAATGTCAGCAATGATACCACGGTATATCCGATGACCCATCACATGAAGTATATGAATCGTGACGGTAGATATAGTGAGCGTGATATTGGGGTGGTGCGTTCGTACCGAAAAAATAAACGTTGGTATATCGATGCGTATTGCTACAACCGGCATGAAGTTCGCACGTTTGCTGTTGAAAATATACTTGAACTCGAAGACTTAATGGCAGGAAATATTTATACCCAGCCAAACTTAATTAGAGAGTCGCTTAAGGGATTTGAAGAATGAAGCATATTATCATCGCTGTTATTGCATCAACCATCTGCCTTGCCCCTACTGCCAATGCCAAAGGTCGGGTATCGTGCAAATCATTTAAAACACAAGCACAGGCACAAGCCTATTATGTAAAAAATAAAGCCAAGTCGCTTGACCGTGATGGCGATGGGCGTGCGTGTGATTGCTTGCCTGGTGGTACTGGTAAGAACTGTCCTACTGAGAAGAAATAAGGTATTTTGGTGATGGTAGCCAGAAATTACCATCACTTTTGTAATGCTCGGTGCAATCAATAATCGTTATAAACCGCTCTTCTTTTTTCCAAATAAAATGTAGCACCATATCCGAAGTGTAGTAGCTCCCATAGCGACTAGCTATATAACCTGGGATGCCTATATGGTAGTGCCAAAGATGGTTACTTTTGGTATAAATAAAATTTGGGTCATTACTGTCCAAATTTCTCCATGATGGACTTAGTTTGCCTTTGTATAAAGTCTTGGTATGCTCACCTAATCCATGAGTTTCAACCAATTCTATAAAATACTGAATGGCCTCCTGCATTTCCCCTGTGAAATTAGGATATTCCTTTGTAAATTCATCACCAAAATATACATCAAACACAGTCAAAAAAAGCCTATTAAATTTATAATAGGCTTATTATATATCATGTTGATACGTTAGATAAAAAATATAAAAAATTACGTAGAAAGATTTTGTAAGTGTTTTGCTCTGTCCAATAAGAATTGATGACGTTGGTCTCGTGTAAGACCTTTTGGCATTCTAACTCTATTGGCATTAATTGCCCTGTCCGTTCTTTCTCTATCCAACTTTATCGGGATATATGGTGGATTTGTTGAAGGCATATGTCTAACATAAGCTCCCTTTGAAAGTATCCAGTTATTGGCTCTTGAAGTTACATCATAGTCAATACAAGCTATTGCAAAAGCCATAACGCCCTCCTTTTACCAAATATTTATGCTTATTTACATTTGTTGATGACAGTATATGCCAATATATGCCACGCATTTTATATCACTGTGATGTGGTAGGCAATAATATAGTTTACAAAAAATCACAATTTTCTATGGCTTTTTTGTGCTTTAAATTTATAAATGTGATAGATAGGCTAATTGTATTAAAAAATGGAAGCTTTTTTATTTACATAAAAGTAACATTGTAACTTATTATCTCCTAGCAAATCCTATATATAGTCTCTATAATACGCGCCCTCTAAATTAAAGAGCTTTCACACTGAATCTTACTTATGTAGCCACTGCCTGATAGGTCGTGGCTTACTTCTATCACCGTCCACTGATGCCCATCAATATACGGGCGAAACCCCACCACCTGCACAGGGCTATCCGCTAAGATATCAGGGCGACCCTGTGCCAGTGTCAAATCAAACTTAGCAACCTGCCTTGATTTATCCTTATCCGCCGCTGTTGCCTTTGCCACCGCTTCCTGTTTATTTTTGGCAGGTTTGGTGATGACATGGGCTTTGCTATTAGGCAACTTATCCGATTCTTTTACTTCGCCTTTGGTGGCGATAATGTGTTTAGTTTTGCCCGCTTTGGGGTCGTGATAGCTAGCGGTGGTCTCATCATAGTCGGATTGGCGATCGGCTCGACTGTAGCGATGGCTATCGCCATCTTGGCGGCTAATAGTCAAGTTAGCTAAGGGCTTGCCACTGGCAGATTTGTTGTTGCCATTGGGCTTGATAAGTAGTGACCCTTGCTTGATTGTACAGGTCAAGTCATGGGTCTTGCATAGCCTGTCCAGTAGATTGATGTCTGACTCTCGGTTTTGATCAATGTGGTCAATCATAATTTGGCTCGATGCGGTATCTATTACCAAGCTGAGTTCGTGCCGTGTAGCGATAGTCTGGGCAATCTCACCCAGTTTTTTGCCGTGATAGCTTTCGACTCGTTTGGTTTTGAGTGATGACTTCATATCGGCAGACTTTGCACGGATTTGGATTTGGTCGGGTGTACCGCTATGTTCGGCTTCATCGATGGTAAATGTGCCTTTATCTATCATCATCCCTGTGTCTGGCATGGCAAGGGATAATTGGATTTTATTGCCTTTGGTCGGGAATGGTAAGCGGGCATCATCGTCCGCCAAGGTCAAAGACAGTTCATCGGCTTCCAGTCCTTTTTTATCGGTCATGGATAGGCTAATAAGGCGTTCAGCGACAACGGCGGTCTGGTCGATTCCTTCAATGCTGATGTTAAATAAGTCAGCTAATTTCATTTGCTTTCCACCCTATGCCCTGTCTTGGTCAAGCACGGCAACGGCTTCGCGGTTGTTGTCGTCTTGCAGTTTTAGACTGATGTCAAAACCAATTTTGCGTGGACTGCCGTTGGTAAGTAGATGGCTTTGGTTGCGGTTGATACTCTCAATATAAAACATCCCATAGAACCGCCCCATGCCATCCATGAGGGCATAGGTCTTGCCTGTTCTGCCCATCTCAATTAAGACATCTAGTGAGTTGGCAGCTTCCACCCCTGATAACTCGGGATAAACTACCCCACTAAAGCTGATGGTGTCGTTGTCTGGTCCAATGTACTGCATTCGGGGGCGTACACCAACGGCGTTACCTGTGCCATAGCGGTAGTTAATTTTTTGTTGTAGCTCATCAAAGGCGACTTTGAACGGCTCAAACACGAATAATCCAAGACTGGCTAACATAAAATTTCCTAATCAACTAATCAATATCGGCTAATCGGCTACGGTTGCGTGCCTGTAGGTTGCGTTCACGTTGCGATAGCACCCGTTCGACTTCTCGGGCGACGGCTTGGGGGTCAGTCGCACCATTGATGTTGATGGTAATACCACCGCCACCCGCATAGCCCATTGCCATGCCACTGCCGCCCATGCCACGGCTAGGCAGCACGGTGGCACGGGTATCAAAGCCTAATGGGGCTTGGTCGCTGATTTGTCCTGCTAGGGCGGTGGTGGCACTTAGGGGTAAATTGGCGTTGTTGTTGATACCATTGGCAAGTCCTGTCATCAGGTGGCCGCCATAGCTCATAAATATCCTCGATGGTGAACGAATACCCATCAGTCCTGTAAACGCTGATTTGATACGACTGGCAACCGATTTAATGCCATCTAATACAGCATTTGCACTATTCATAATGCCATTTTTTAAGCCTGTCATGATTTGAGAACCCATTGCCGCCATTTGAGCAGGAAGCCCCGATAAAAACGCCATGATACGACTTGGTAGGCTTGCAACGTAACTAACAGCCTGACCCCCATAGACAACCACCATACCTGCAAAAGTACCCATCGCTGAACCCGCAGATATAAAGGTGGATACCAGCGAACCTATCACTGCCCCCACCGCATATCCTGCCGCTTGTACCGTGTTTAACGTACTTGCTGAAAAATTCATCGGTGTTAATAGATTGATAAATGCACTACCTAACGAACTAAGTATCGGGGCTAAAGGGGCAAAAGCTGCCTTCAATGCTTCGACCGCAGGGGTTAGTCCTGCTGAAATACCCTGCCACAAACCTGTAAAAAATGCCTTTATCGGTTGCCAGTATTGAATAATCACCAAGGCGACAACTGCCAACGCCATTAATGGCATAATAATGCCACTTAGCCCTATCCCTGTTGTGATGGCGGTAATGGCTGTTCTTACTGTATTAAAGCCAGTCACTAAGCCACTAAACATCTGACCAGCAGACCCCATACTTGACAGTGTGACCATCGCAGTACGCAATAATGCGATAGGCCCTATGATAGTCAAGGCAACGGCAGACAGTGCCGCCAACGCTACGGCTAAGATAGTGACAACTGCCACTACTCGCATGATGTTGGTGGCAAGTTCGGGGTTGGCTTTCGCCCAATCTCCGATTTTTTCTGTCATGTTAGTTATCCATTCAACAAGGGCTTTAATATCAGGAGCAAGGGCTTCGCCAAACAATACCATGACGCTACTAAACGTTCCCTTGGCACTGTCCCATAGATTGGCTAAGGTGGATAGCTGAGCATTGACCCGCAACTGTAAGCTAGCCTGCTGTTCCATTTTTGCTATGGTTTCATCATAGCCTGCTTTGCCTTTGTCAATTAGTAAGTTAAGGGCTTGGATGGTCTCGGCATCGTTACCAAACATCTGCGATAATATGGGTAGACGGGCAGCGGTCGATAATCCTTTGAGTTTTTCAAGTTGCTTAAACATATTGTCTAAACCACCAAATTCGCCCTTGCCATTGGTGAAGTCCATGCCCATACCTGTGCCTTTGAGCGACTTGGCAATGTTTTTGGTATCCATCATTTTTGCGAAGATTTTACTATAGGCATTGCCAGCTGATTCGCCTGCCATCGCTGCTTGGTCTGCCATGACCAGCAACGGGGCGATCGCTTTTGCCCCAGCCAAGCCTTCCATTTTAATGGTTTTCATACCAGCCGATATCTTTGAAAATCCTGATAACATATTGGTGCTATCAACGCCCAGATAGTAGGATTTTTGGATAACATCCATTAGGGCGGTCATATCGGCTGCACTGGTCTTGGTAGCGTCTTGCATTTTGGCGGCAAACTCTGCGGCGTCGGCAAATGGCATTTTCATGACGACTGCCAAGTTAGCGGATGCTTCTCCTACCCCGCCTAAAATATCCTTAAAAGAAATCCCCTGCTGTACCAGCTTTGCCATCATACTGCTAAAGTCAGCGGTCGAACCTGGTAAGGACGTGCCAAGGCGTTCGGCTAAGGCGTTAATCTTTTCAAACTCGGGGGCGACTTTGCCTGTGGCATCCATCATTGATACTTTAAGCCCCATCGCTGCGTCTTCAGCTTGGGCATATTCTTTAATCGGTAACGCTAATGCTGCTGCCCCACCTACGGCAACTGCGGTGGCAGTATTGCGTATATTTTGTAGCTTCTGCTGTTGCTGGTGATAGCGTTCTTGAATCTGTTGCACCCGTTCCATCCGGCGGCGGCGTTCTTCAAGTTGTGCATTGGTGCGGTTAATGCTATCAGCTAGGCGTTGTTCGTCATGACTTAGGTTTGCCGTGTTCATGCCTAAGTCGTGTAGGCGGTCACGGGTTTGGTTTAAGGTTTGGTTTTGGCTTTGTAGTCGATTGTTCAGCCGTTCTACTCGTTCTTCGGCTTGTTCAAAGCGGCGGATAAGGGTCTGCGATGGGTTGGCCGTGGCTGCCATCTCTTGGCGTAACACAGTAAGCCTAGCATGGGCTTGACTAAATTCTTGTTGGGTTTCACGCAGTGCGGCTGATTGACTATGAAAAGCACTAATCAGCCGTTGTTGGTTTTGCAGGGTTCGCATTTCACCATTGGTTTGTTGAAATGCTCGGGTTAGGCGGTCAGCTTGTGACGACATCGACTGTAACGGGGCAGTCATGCGGTCTATTAGTTCGACGGTTGCCTGTAGGTTAAGGGTTGCCATGACTGCCTATGTCTTATTCGTCGGGGTTGTTACGGATGCGAGCTTGCTCTCGCCATTCGGCAAGATCGTCAATGCTCATGTTATACATGACGTCAGGTTGCCAGCCAAATACTAAGGCGATGTCCGCCATGCAGTCCTCTACTCGGTTGGGGTAGCGTCGCTGTCGGCTTTGGCTGCGAATTTCGCCTTGGTAAAAAAATCAGCAACCTCCAACCCAATATCCATGAGGTCGGCAGCATCCATGCCTTTAATATCATTGCCGTGAATGACAGGGGTGGTAATACGAGGTAACAATGTACTAAGCGCGTCTACTTTCGCCATCGATACATCAATTAAAGTCAAGCCCCGTAAGTCGCCACCAAGCGGACGACGGAGGGTAATTTCACTAATTTGGTTATCACCGCGTTGGATGGGTTGGTCTAGGACGATGGTTTTAAAGTCAGGCTTTGTCATACAATTTCCTTATAAAATTTATAGGGTGCTATATAGTCCCACTGCATTGCGGATAGCTTCGAGTTGGTCGACACCATCGACAATACACTTCATGGCCAAGGCATCAATTTCAATCACGTCTTTGCCATCGACGCTTAGGCGGTAGTAGCTAAGGGCATATTTAAATTCTTCTTCGGTGTCATCCCCAAGCTTGGCAGTACCAGGGTCGATTTCTTCTAGCCGCCCCATGCAATAGATATCCACAGCGATGACGTTACAGTCATCATCACGCTGGTATGCTCCACTAAAAGACAATGGCACGCTATTGACGCCCATTTTTGCAAAGTCACGGTAAAGATCGGATTCATGACCACCACACTTGACGGTCATTTCCATGGCTTCTTGCCCCAAATCTACTTTGACAGGCATATCCATGCCGCCTGCTCGGTATTCTTCTAGGGTACGGGTGAGCTTTGGCAGTTCAATTTCGGGTATTTGCCCCTGATAGAGTTTTTGTTTACCATGACCTTTATAAAATAAAAAGTTCTTGAGTTTACGCGGTAGCATAGGTGTCTCCTAAGATGCCATCAGGACAAGGTCGGCAAAGTTGATCAAATAGGTGTCGGTGATGGTTTGATTGAGGTTAAGGTTTTCTAGCACTGGCACAGGGGTAAAGTCATAATCTAGGTATAGCTTGCCCAGTAATAGTAGCTGTTCGTTATTAAGCTCAGTGTTGTACCAGCACTTTGCACCAATCAAGTAGCCAAAATTGACCATCTCGGTCAGCTTGGTATTAATCGCACGGATGATGTCTCGTACAGTGGTAGGGTTTAGTGGCTGGTCGATGAACTGGAAACTGCCTTGGTTGATAGTCTCACGAATAAACTGCGACGTGCGGACGACAGGCTCAAACATATAGTCAGGCTCATCACTGCAAGTATGGTTGCCCCAAAAGCGAAAACCATTGTGTTGAATGACGCTGGTTACGTCGTGGGCGTTTAAAAAACCAACGTCAGTATCAGGATCGGTTAGATGCCAAGTACGCGGCATAGCAATACTGTCAACGGTATCAATAGCAACGTTACTGATAGATTTGACAAAGCTGTAAGGATGGTGTTTATCTATTTTTGCCCGTAAGGCAGCGGCGGTGGCGATGATTGGGGTCATGGGAAGCTCCTAAATACTATATATAAAAGCGGATAGATCCGTCAGAATTGACAGAGCTGGTAGAGTCCTGCGAAGAAACCTCAGGTTTGTATTTACTAAATTCGGATATGTATTTAATCTCAATTAAATGATTCGGTTCACCCTGAAGATATGTTTTTACCATGCCATTTTCGAGTTCAAACACGCACATATAACCACCTTCGCCCTCGAAACTACCGCGCCCCTGCACTAGTTTGATGTTTGTATCGGCAATGAACCCATAGTTATACGCCCCAGATATCTTGTTGCGTACATCAATACCGTCCACCTTAAAATATTCATAAATGGTCGGATTGGCGACATTTTCGGCAATAAAATAATCATTAGAATTATCAGGGTCTATAGCCAAAAACATTGGAGGATAAATGAGAAATCCCTCAACTGGGGTTAAAACTTCTCCCAATCTAGGCTCTCCCCATCCGTTTTCGATAAGCATCAATTCACGCGCGGCAAATTCATCTCGATAGGCAACAATCGCTGTTGTATCAGTAAGCAGCTCACCCTCATCGGAGCGAGGGCTGGCATAGACAAAGCCTAGACGTTTTTGTGCAATTTCAACCAGTTTACGGGTCATCGCTGGCGTATCCATCTCGGGGGCAATCAAGATACGCGGGGTGACTCCCAACCGGCTTTGAGAAGTCAATAAAATATCGACGGTATCAACATCGGTAGGGTCGCTAAGGCGTAACACAACAATCTGCACGTTTTCAATGGCTTTGATGGTACGTAGGCACGCTTGTAGTAATGAGCCTTCACCTGCCAAGTCAATATCAATGGTAGTGATACCAGTCAGCAAAACAGGCGTATTGTAAGGGTAGGCATGAACCTCAGCGTTATCGCTGTAGCTCACTAATCCAATCACACTCATGTTGATGGATTTCATGATGGGTATGATAGTGCTGCTTTCGGTTGAGGTGATACCATGGTGGAAGGTAGTGAGTGACATAAAAGCTCCTTTTGATTATAGAGTTCGACCTTTGGCGATACCGCCATTAAAATTATTAAGACTGACATTGCCTTGATAGATATAGCCAGCAAGTCCGCCCTTAGCTGAAGGCGAATTAACCACACCACTAGCAGCTGGGTTCAACCCAAAATATTCAGACAGGTTGCCATCTTGTCCATTTTCACCATACGCCCCACCATCGCCGCCTTTGTTGGTGGTAATGTTTTTGTCGTTGTGGTTCATAAGGATATAGGCACTGGCTGCAGGTGATGCGGTGACATTACTACCCCCTAGCCCTGCTTTCTCTAGTGTGGCTGATGTAGACATATTGGCAAGAAAGCTAGCCGTGCGACCGTTCCCACCATTAGCATAGATACCCACTGCGTAGGATCGGTCAGTAGCAAAGTCAGTTTTATAAGCTTTGCCGTCTGGTGTTATCTCTATCGTTATCTGACGAGCTGATTGAGCATCAGAAGCCGACCCTGTCACCGAATCTGCGTCAAACTCTAGATATTTCCAAGCGAAATTGCGGCTCTGTACAAAAAAGGCAGCATATAGGGTTTGGTTGCGTGGTAACTCGCACTTAGTGGTTACGGTTGGGTCAATGTTGTACATAGAGTAAGTTGATTCATTGAGCGAGGCTTGACCAAAAGGAGCACCGCCACCTGTGCCACCACCGCCTAATAGATTGTATCCCCCACTAGGATCGAAAAACCCTTGACCGCCGCCGCCGCCGCCACCCCCAGCTATGAGTGAATAGTTATTAATTGTCATAGATTTAGTAGCAACAATAGCGGTACCGCCATCTTGTCCGTTTTGAGCAGGGACTAATGTATAGGGATTGGGCTGAGTTAGAGTCACGTTGTACACATAGGCACTGCGTCCACCGTCGCCTCCTCGCCCTAAAATGCGTCCATGATTTTCGATAATGATTTGTGTCCCATCTGCCCAGTTAGTCCCACTTTCGATAGCAGCTTTGACAGTATTAGGGGCAACGATGGTGACCCCACTATCAATGATAAAACGTACAGTATCATTAGCGGCAGGATATTGCCCTGTTTGCTGTCTATACCATTCATCTAGAACGATACCTTCATAGGTTGATTGTGTGATATGCAAGATGGTTTCATGATGCCCGCTATCGATAAGTGGGATAATTAAATCAAGATTTGCTGGAGAGCCAACTTTTAGCCGTATTTGTTTATCGGGATTGGCTTGATTGTCATCAGCTTGGCTTTGATAATCAATGATGGCTTGCCCGTTCATCATAATGACCGTGCCATTTTTCTGTTGGTCATCATCTTCGCTGATAGTCCATGGCAATATCTGACCATCTGCTACATTATTGGCGGTAATGATAAACTGTATCGCCTCCCCTTCTAGCAATAAATCCTTGGTCGCTGTGACCCGCCATACAGTTTCAATCACGGACGCTGGGTCATAGCGTTCAAACAAATAGCTAGTATATAATGGGAAACTTTGTGGACGGCTATTAATCGCCGCGTCAGTAAGTCCCCGTTGCCCCAAAAGTTGCATTGGCTGGTTGATATAGGAATCATCATCTTGCACCGCTAATAACTGCACCCCCTCAAGCCGCCGCCAAAATGTTTCGTAACCAAATAAGGCGTCAAATAGCGGTTTTGGGTTGTCAGGGGAGTGTGACCAATATTTGTAGCCCATCGGAAAAAGGGCGGCAAACAATAAGCTAAAGCGGTGATTGACCCACGTCTTGCTCGCAACAACGGCAGCAGGATCGGCGGTTATGATGACTTTGGCAAGATTAGCAGCCGCAATCGTAAAAATCATCTCCATATCACCGCCTGCCCCTTCGGACAGTAAGGGACGGTAGCCCCCGTGAAAATTACCAATATAGACTAACTTGCCGCTAGCGTCAGTGATGCCTATCTCATGCACATTAAATCCACCGACATCCGATGGGACGATAGCCGTCACCTCAGCTGTATTATCATTAACTACCTTAATTTGGGTGACAGGCACACGGGCGGTTTCATTGATTAGTTGAGATTGGTTTTGCCTGCTTTCAGGCAAATACGGCTTGTTGTTGGCATCGCCTAACACCACCTCAGTCAGCTTAATTGGCTGAGTGGTATGGGCTTCGGCAAGCACAGATTTGCCATAATCGGTTAATAACACATAATAATTAGCCATTGTTTTCTCGCATTGTTAAATATACGGTCTGTCCCACGCGGCACGCCCCAGCGACATACACTTGGCTATCATTGCTGATGCTGGCATCAATACGAAACACGTCGCGGGCAGATTTGACGCTGTTTAATGCGGTATAAATCTCTTGTTGCTGCTGCACGCTGATACGGCGGGCATTGATACTGACGACGAAAGTATAAGGTTGTCCTTTGGGGGTCAGCTCATGCCACGCAGTTAGCGTATGAGCTAAGCCTAGGTTTTGCATGGCTTGGCTGAGTGTCGCCTGTGTACCACGTTGTTCATTAAAGCGGCGGGCATCTTTAAGCACGTCACGTTTGGTCGTTTCGTGCCACTCGCCATCCCAATATTCAACCCGTCTAGCCCAAGCAAGCCAAGGCAAAAATGCAGCGGGGCAGCTATCAGCGTCAATAAGCCGATGGAAGGTGACGGGTAAGTCACGTAAGCTATTAAGCTGCTGTTCTAGCAGACGTTCCAATGCTGTGCTATTTTTAGGCAGCAAGGATAGGTCGTTATGTGCAGCAGCAATATCATCAAAAGTTGGTATATCAGACATCGCGATACTCGACGACATTTAGCGTAATGTTGGTGCAGTTAGCGTATTGGCTTTTTGGTAAATTAAGGTCAGCCAAGGGACTCAATAAATTAACGCGTTGCACCCCCGCTTGATGTAGTGCATGGTGTAGCCCGCTAATTGTCACGTCATAACCAAGATAACGCACCTTATCTAGATATTTTTTCAACTGCTCAGTGGCAGTGGTTATTACGACGTTTTTATCTGGACCTGGATATAGGGTTAGCTCGGCTTGTACGTCAAAATCAGCTGGCTCGCCGCTTGCAATCAAGATGCTATCGGTGAAGGGTTTTCGATTAGGCGTATCAACCGCCTGCCGAACCTTATCTTTTAGTAAATCATCAGCGATAGCTTGGCTATGGCTTTGTACATATAAGATCACCTCGCCCGGTGTGTTGGTTACAACGCTGATATCTCGCACATCGCCATCAGCGGATAAGGCCCAAAACATATATGCGCCTTCACTGCCTGCTGAAGCTCGTTCGGGTTCTAATTGGATACGCCGACGCAGTGCTTCATCAGTTTCATAGACCGCATGCGTTGGTGGTACTGTGTTGGGGTTAGCAGGTGCAATCAGTAACCGTGAGATATTGACAGCGGATGCCAAATGGTCAAGCGTGCTGCCCGAAGCATAGGCTAATAGCATTGCTTTGGCGGTTTGGTTGATTTGATTGGTTTTCATCACCTCAATATATGCCATAACCTCAAGCAGCTTGGTTAAAGGCTCGCTTTCTAGGGCTAGGGCACTGGCAAGGTTTGGCATACGGGCGATTAGGTCATCTTTTAGCCGTGCCAAGACTTGCTCAAAATCAAGCGGTGTGACGACATTGGGAGCTGGTAGTCCTGATAAATCAATTCGGCTCACAGCAGATCCTCCAACCTGATTGTGTCACATCTCTTGTTATTATGGGTTACTAACTCATAGTCTAGCTGGATGCTTGCTTGTCCAGTTATTGAAGGAATGATATGGATTGCTACAGGTTTGACTCGTTGCTCCCACCTCATAATGGCATGGATAACAGCGGCTCGCACTTGCATAAACAATCGAGGGGAAGCTGGTTGGTCAACCAGTAGAGGCAGGATTGAACCATAATCTCTTCGCATGACGCGGCTACCCACGGGGGTTGTTAAAATGTCAGTCAGACTTTGTAAAATGTGACCGTCCGCAGTTAATTGCTGTCCTGTGTGGCGGTTCATACCCGTTACATTAAGGACGGTAGGCGACAGGTTAGACATTAACACCCCCTGTTGAGCTTTTTCCTGTTTGGACATTTTTGTGGGTGTGGCTGTTGTATGCAATACCATTAATGGTCAAGTGAGCATCTATATCACAGCTATCAGCAGTAAAATTAAGATGATTGGCAGATACAGCAAAGCGATTAGCATTGATATTAGCAGTGTGGCAATCGACAAACACATCATGACTATATAAGATGGTTTTTGAGTTATCAGGAAGATGGATACTAAGTTCATGGTTAGCATGATGATAACTAAACTCTGCCCCATCATCACAGCGAATTAGCAGAATATCAGGCGATTGGCTAGGGTTAGGCTGGTCATCATAAGCAAAACTCCCTAGTACAAGCGCAGTTTCTAATTCGCCTGTTTCGCTAATCAAATACACCTGCTCGCCCACGTGGGGCGGATTCCAGACTTTGACCTTACCCATACGGACACTGCCAAAGGGCAGCCAGTCAGTCTCAAGGCTATCGATTTGCACACGGCAAACAGCCTTGGCATAGTCAACAGCGGTGACGATGCCACGGTTAACCATATTATTCATGCGACGTTCGTTTTCTGGGCTAAGGCTTGACATAGGCAGCTATCGGCAATTTATTGATAGCATATCGTGATAGATTTTTGAGAAAATTTGTATACTTAAAATGCGTAGATTGGCATTTTTACGCAAAAAAGTTGGACAAAAAAATACCCTAACGTCTGCTAGGGTAATGAATCATTAATCAAACTTATGTGTAATTCAATTGGGTGGGTTCTCTTGCCACCTATTAGCTAATCTTTCTATCTCACAAAAAATCTTAGGTCGTTTATTACGACTTCTAAGTTCCATCACAAAAGGTTTTAGGGTTTCCCAATCTCGCACGACAACACCCTTTTTCATCCGTTTATATAAGTCTTCATCAAGAGCGTCTTCAAAAATTGCACTGGCAATAAATTCATACTGATTAAGGATTGTTATGACCGTTTCTTTCTTATCTGCATGAACTTTTGTAGCTTCTTCTTCAGTAGTTGTACAAGGCATAGCTAAAGCAGTAAAATTATCACCATTTAGTCGCATCATACCAAATTTTTCTTTAATATCACGAAATTTGTCATCTTGATTTTCAGCTAAAACAAGGTCTATAGTTGCCCTTTTTCTAGCCATGCGTTCACTTCTGTTAAGAGTAAAAAAAGCAATTACAGCAGTAACCAAAAATATCAAAGTTTGTATTACATATATACTAGTCTGCAACCAAAAACCCCAGCTTTCTCCTAAAAAAGCTGGGGCTTCGGTTGGTGGAATGGCTACCAAAAGCAACATCCTACAACTCCCAACCTTCGTCTGTAGTAATCAATTTTAATGTGACATAATTTACCATAATAATCTCCTGTTGATAAAAATAGACAACTTAACCTATTTAAGTTGTCACTATCATGTTGGTGGTTAAAGATTTGGCAGGTAAAATAAAATATTGTCGGGTATATTCTTAGTCCGCATCATTATAATACTATCTAAAAGGTAGGTTTTCAATCCATCTAAGTATAATTAGATGGCTAATTTGTTAACTTAACAGTTAATCTTGTAATAATAAATCTCGTATTGTTTTTTCAATTAGACGTTCATCTTCACCGTTAATACCTAAAATGGTACGGACAGGATAAGGGTATTTTTTGGCACTGCCTTTTCGCACTTCTGATAGTTTCCCTTCTTGGTGGATTTTGGCGATTCGCCCTGCACTGCCCCTAAAGCCGATTGCCACTTGGCTATCAGTTGGTTTGACCTGAAAATAGCGGGCGTTGGTAATCTCCCGGAACATGGGGCTATTCTTGGCTTGTAGCGGGGCAACAAAGGTATTGCCGTCGGCATCAGTTTGAGCACTGGTACGGGCTTGGTTGGCTTTGCGTAATTCAATGCCTAATTTTCGGGCAACTTGGCGACGATTGGCAGGTGAAATCGTTTCGGCAATGCCACGCACCCATAGTGGCAGTTGAGCTAAATCATTGCTCATCGTTTTAACAGATCTTTTAGCAAGGGATTAAGATACGGATTGTCGGCAGGGATAGAACAGATATCTATGGCATAATAGCCCTTGTCATCGTTAGCAACCACGATAGACTCTTGCAAGTCAACGGTAAAAACAACGGTGGTGCTAGCATTGCTTAGGACATATGATGCAAAGGCAATCGGTGATTTGCCGTTGGATGGTAGTGGATCTTGGTTCTGTTGATACCAATCAAGCAATGGAACGATAATGTGATTAGGATCAAGACTTTCGGGGTAGTCGTCAATCTCGATAACGGCTGTATATTGCTGGCGATGGCTTAATGACTGCCCAGACCATAATAAACTGCCCTTTTCGACCGTCAAAATCAGACGGTCAGGGTTATTTGCCAAATATTGCACCTTTGATAAAAGATGTTCTCGTAGCGATTGGATAAGCCTCATGTGTCCAATGCCTTATTTAAATAGGCGTATTTGCTATTTGCTCGCGCCATCTTGGCATCATATTGGTTTTGGCGATAAGCCTTGCCATTGTATGTCAAAGCGAACAAAGACCAATCTTTTGCACGTATAGCATTAAGTAGGGTTTTATTGGCTTCTATAAATCGCACAAATGCCTCAAGCTGATTAGCTTCATCTTTTGACATCGCTAGCACAAAGTCCACTACAGATGCATAGCCTAATGATTGCCAATGATAACCCATAAGTTGGAACATACCCCAACTTGCGGACTCAAGCCCGATATTTTTATCAAGTTTGCGTGCTTTTTCAATGCGTCTATGTTCTGCTGCCCCACCGATATATCCACCTGCAATGTTACAAACAATATCAGAGTAACGGCTAACCAAGTTTAGAGCCTTGTCTGTGCCATATCGATCTTTGTAGCGTCGATAAAACACATGACGTTCATATAACACCTTTGGTCGCCACTCCCCTGCACATTCATCAAATAAGAAGCCACCGCTACGGCTTTCAACTTCAGCGACAGCTCTTATGGCTGATACATCGCAACGTAATCGCTTAGCGGCTTGAATAAAGTCTTGCTCGGTTAAGGTCTTGGGTTTTGGTGGTGTCATGTTATGCCCCTGCATTTTTTAACGCGGTGATAAAGATGCCGTAATGTGACCAAAAGCGTTTGGCTTTGAGATAAACAATCACTGATGAAATGGCCAATAAAACACGAAAAATTGGCAAGGCAAATACCCCACGTGTGCCATCGTATTCATCAAAAATTACTGATATGCACGATAGCATCAGCATAAAAACGGTCACTGTAATGATCCAACCAAACTGACGATGATACTTGATAATTGATAACACACAAACAATCGCAATGACAGCGACTGAAAATACGTTGATAAAATTAATGAGCGTCACTTGAGTTCTCCTGCTCCTTGTTATCTACCTGTTTGTGCCTATCGTCATCAGCGGTGGGGACAAGTTTGTCAATATAATGATTAAATAGCGGCACAATGCGGTCGTTAAGTACATTGAGGGCTGGTAAAATCAGCTCACGGCAAACTAACCCAAATGCCATCGCATAACCTACTGAAAATTTGCCATGACTTAAATAATCGGCCGCTAATGGGGCAAATACCAACGCAAAAACAATACCGCTTAAAGCATTCTGGCAACGGGCTAATATCGGTTCGTTGCGGATCAGCAATAACCGCAACATCGCCCCAGCTACTGCACCATAAATTATTGGTAGATTGGTTATCAGCCAGCTCAAATGCTGATTTAATAATTCATTGGTCATATCAATCCCATAACGCAATTATAGGCAGCGTCTGCACGGGCGGGGCGATTGGCAACGTAATACTTACCCCTGAGGCTAAGACTGCGATATTTCTTAAATGCGGATTTAGTGACATCACCTGTTCAGTAATCGCCGCTGTATAGCCAAAATAGCGTTGGCAAATCATGTCTAGGGTATCGCCCTGTTTACTGGTGACTTGGCGGGTGTCTGTCATATCAAATCAACCGTTATAAAGCCTGAATCATTGTCATCATCATTGCCCAAAATCAAATTAATAGCATGACGAACGTCACGACGATAATTGTCAATCTGTGGGGTGAGTAGGTCGCCCCGCCTGGTGCTATCACTGGTACTGTCAAAGTCACGGTAATGTTCAGTGAGCATTGCCCGTGCTTCATTCCAGACGGCGGTTTTATATAAAAAAACATTGTTAGTCAGATGAGTGGAATCGTAATCTGCCAATGTACCTAGCAGAATCGGCAAAGGAAATTTGTCCCTTCTTAATTCACGATTAATTTTAGCCATCGCAAATAGTAAGGCTTGTTTCATCCGCTCTGGGGTGACACTGCCATCCAGTCGTGACGCATCGGCAAATTCTTTGGTCGATAAGTCAGGGAAAAACGGGTGAAGGTTTTTCACATTGGTGTCGATGACAGGGCTGGTAGCAGAAAATCCCATAGTTACCTTCAAATCAGTTGAGACGGTGGTCAAGCGTCAGACTATTAAAAACAGCGTCAGCTTGAGCCGTCTCCGTCGGTCGGGCTACGACATGGTTTCGGATTCTGACGGGTCATCATTCGATATTTGGTTAAGTTGTTTTTCAAGACGTTTGATTGAACCTTTTACGCCTGATTTGGCATCATGCTGTAACGCCATCTTATACGATGCCAATGCCTTGTCAGGGTCGTGAGCCTCGGTCAGCTCGCCGATGATTTTGGCAAGTTTGGCACGTACTTGGTCGGGCATATCTTGATCAGCCGTCAGGGTTGATGCTCGTAATACTTGCCCTTCATCAAAGGGTTGCTCAGCTAACATCAAGCGGCGTGCAGTGTCGGCCACCTCCTCAGCTACGACCGTTGCCAGGGTGCGTTGGTGACTATCTGGCATGGTTAGCTTATGTCGCAGTGCATACTCAGCAATATCCAAGCCACGTTGTAGATTGCCTACATCGATATGCCATAACATGAGTGTGGTCAATAACGGGTCGGGTTTACCCGTGCCACTCGCTAAGGTTGCGTCAATCCAGTCATCATAATGCGGCAATAGCTCAGATTTTTTGGCAATTTTGGCTTGAATAGACTGTATGCTATGCAGAGTGCGACGATCTTCGATAAGCTTTAAATTAAGCATATCGTAACCGCTGCCAAAGCCCTCAGCAGTCGGCTCGGCAACTTCTGTTTTGGCAATGATGGCTTGTTTGTGTTTTTTGGCTAAACTGTCGTACATCATCTACCCCTTGGCTAGCTCAATATTTTCAATCAAACAGCCTGCTTCATAGTTCTCCACTACATAGGCATCGTTGGAGCTTTCGTAGTTGGCAATGCGATCATACTCAGGTTCATCACGCACCAAGCGACGGCGTGAGCCTTCTTGTACGTAGATGGATAAATTTTCTAATGGTTGGATAAAGATGGCATTATCAGGGAAATATGGGGCAGTCATCGACACGACACCGCCAATTTTATCCATACCAAGCAACGTATTGACGGCTAGGATTTCGGTAGGCGTATTGTTACCGTTGATAAGCGGAAATTGACGGTTATTAATCAATCCCCGCCCAACAATAACCCGCAAACGCGTATCGTCACGATAGACAGGGTCAATAAGATTATTTACGCAGTCATATACCAACGCATCAACATTAGTGTAATCACCATCTTTACCTACTAACACAGACGTGTTGTTTTTACCGTGAGATAACACGTTTTGTGGGGCAAATTCACGGTATTTTTGCAGCCAACCGATATTGACATCTTGTAATAAAGGAAAGTTGTCGCGGTGAGTTTCAGGAGAAGCAAACTGCCCGTTGAAGCCGATCATAATACGGGCTAAGGCTTGACTTTTGACAATCAAGTCACGGATCTTCAGCTCAAAATCACTATGTCCTGCCCAAGCATCAAGCTTGGCATACGGAATAGCAGTGTCATAATCAGTTTTTGCACAAAAATACTCATTAACTGTTGAAATACTGGTGATATCAGTTGGTTGTCGGCGATCACCTCTAGCAGTATTTGTGCGGCTAGCATAAGGATAAGCGTCAAGACCTAGTACCTGTCCTGATTGCTCAGTAACAGGAACAATATTGATAAGTTTTAAAAACTCGCTAGATTCTTGCAATCGTTGCTCTAGACGTTGTTGCACCGATGGGGAGACATTGAATTTATCGGTAGCAGCGGCGACTTCATTCAGCACTGCCACATTGGCTAGATAAGCGTTAAATAATACACGGGTAGAGTTGCGCATAGGGTGTCCTTATATGGCAAGTTAGCAATCGGTTTTTTGATAATCGGTGGCAGAACCTGTGGCTGGTGGTCGCTGGGTGTATGACGTATCAACCGTCGTGTCAAGCGTACCTTGAACTTTTGTTAGTGCTTGTTGCTGTTCAGTTTGATGACTTTCAACCACATCAATCTTTTTGGTTAATTCACCAAAATTGGCGTGTAAGTCATCGTGCGATTGGGCAAGGGCTTTTAGGCTTTTTTCAATATTTGACAAGGTCGATGGCAAGTGTGATAGCAATTGGGCGACACTTTCGGCTTGTTGTTCTTCAGGGGTTTTCTTATCGGTAAACAACCCTGTGATGGTCGAGAATACCGACTGCCGCGGCTTGTCAAAATCACCGGTAAATTCAGCAGTTGAAACCACATTGGACATTTTGGATTTTCGTGCAGCCAAGGGATTTTCGCTTGGGTGTTGTTGGCAAAACTGCATATAGCTTGTGCCAAGACTAGCTGGGCTGTCGGTACACGCCAAACCAACCAAATACGCAAAGCCTTTATCCGCAAAGTTTGGGTCATACTCAATAGAGAAATGCACTTTTTGTCGGCTTTGGGCAAGTGCGACCAAATCATCAGTAGGGTCAATTTCGGCAACCAAGTAAGTTTCGCCATTCTTTACTTCGGTCTCAAGCCCATTCACATCACCATAGCAGCGAAAGTCGCTGTTGGGTAGCATGGATTTAAAATGCTCAAGATTGATGCGGGCATTATAAACGCTGGGGTTGTAGTTGGCGGCCATTTGGTTGATGTGTTCGACGGGAATGGCACGTCCATCGGTCGTTTGACCTGCTTTTGCCACACGGAATTTCTTTTTCATAGGGCTATCCATTGATACACGGGCTAGGATTGATAAATCAAAGTACGGGAAAAGAAGCCTGTAATTTGCCACTGCACTCAAAAAAAAGACACAATAAAAATGCGTAAAACTTTGATTTTACGCATTTTGGTTATGAGGTTTTAGCAGCCAATTGGTTACTGTGACAGCTATTTATGAGAGGCTCTCTATGACTCAATTGAATGCCCTTGCCACAGGTGAAAATCCAAAAATCGTTGCCCGTTCTCTGTATTGGCAAGGATGGAGTATCACGGCTATTGCAGAGATGATCGGCCACCCTCGCACCACGATTGACGGCTGGAAAAAAGCAGACGGATGGGATGAAGCCAAACCGCTTGACCGTGTTGAAGGCACACTAGAAGCCCGCATGGTGCAATTGATTTGGAAGGATGGCAAAGAAGGTAGAGATTTTAAAGAACTCGACCTGCTTACTCGGCAGATGGAGCGTATCGCCAAGATTGAAAAATATCAGCAATCAGGTAAACAGTCCGACCTGAACCCCAATTTATCCAGCCGTGGACGCAAGCAAGGACAAAAGCAGGCCAGTAATGTCATCTGTGAAGAACACATTGAGCTGTTCAAAACCGCCTTTAATGATTGCTTGTTTGACTATCAAAAAGTCTGGTATCGGGCAGGTTTAACCAACCGTATTCGCAACTTACTAAAATCCCGCCAAATTGGGGCGACTTGGTACTTTGCCCGTGAAGCCTTTATCGATGCCATCGAAACAGGGCGAAATCAAATCTTTCTATCAGCTTCCAAAAATCAAGCCCGTGTCTTTCGCGAATACATCATCACTTGGGCAAAGGACGTGGCTGGAATTGAATTGACAGGGGAAGTGATGACCTTGACAGTCCAGACCAATGGGCAAGAATACTACCCTAGCCTGTACTTTCTTGGCACAAACAGTCGCACAGCTCAGTCGTACCACGGCAACGTCTATATGGACGAATACTTTTGGATTCACAAATTCACCGAATTTCGCAAGGTCGCATCGGGCATGGCAATGCACAAAAAATGGCGACAGACCTATATTTCCACCCCATCATCCAAACAGCATCAAGCGTATAAATTTTGGACAGGTGAGCATTTTAATCGGGGTAAATCAAAAGAAAACCGTATTTTTGTTGATACCAGTCATAGCAACTTGGCAAGCGGCAAACTCTGCGATGATAAGCAATGGCGACAAATCGTTAACGTCTATGATGCTATGCACGGCGGGTGCGACCTGTTCGACATCGACGATTTACGCATGGAATATAGCGATGATGAGTTTAACAACTTGCTGATGTGTGAGTTTATCGACGATACCCTATCTGCCTTTAGTGTGCTTGAAATGCAGTCTTGCATGGTAGATAGCGTAGAAGAATGGTTAGATTGGAAACCTTACACGCCAAAACCACTAGGCAACAAGCCTGTGTGGGTCGGTTATGACCCATCGTTGAGCCGTGACAGTGCAGCCCTTGTCGTAGTTGCAGCCCCTGATACCGTAGGCGGTGTATTGCGTGGCATCGAAAAGATTCAATTCAAAGACCCCGATTTTGAAAGTCAAGCCAACGTTATCAAAAGCATCTGTGATAAATACAACGTGGAATACATGGCAATTGATAAAACAGGGCTAGGCGTTGGGGTCTATCAGTCTGTCCAGAAGTTTTACCCTGCCGTCGTCGGTTTGGACTACAACCCAATGCTAAAACAAGAATTTGTCTTAAAAGCAAAAGACGTGATAAAGAAAAAACGTTTGCAGTTTGATTATGGCTGGACAGACGTGGTTGCCGCCTTTTGTTCTATCCGTAAAGGCATCACGGACAGCGAACGCATGATTACCTACAAAGCAGATAGAAGTGAAGAAACTGGACACGCCGATTTGGCGTGGGCAATGATGCACGCCCTACATCATGAACCGCTAGCCATTGCACAGGGCGAAAGCGAGTCAACCTTGGAGATTTATGAATGACCAAACAACACACTACACAACAGGCAACCGTAGAAGCCTTTAGTTTTGGCGACCCTGTGCCTGTTCTAGAACAATGGCAGTCCTTCTATTTTGGAGAAGCGAATATCTTTGAACGTTGGTACACTACCCCGTTTGACTGTGATGCCTTAGCCAAAACCATGAAAGCATCACCCCATCACAGCAGCCCCATCTATGCCAAACGCAACATATTAGCCAGCACATTCATTCCTCATCCCCTATTAAGCCATCGAGAGTTCTGTAAACTGGCGTTGGACTATCTCACCTTTGGTAACGCCTATGTAGAGCGGATCAACTCTCGCACACAAAAGCCCTTAAAGCTTAATGTTCCCTTAGCAAAATATATGCGAGTTGGTACTGATGGGCAGACCTACTACTTTGTTAATAACTCAATCCTAAAGCCCTATGAATATAAAGGCAAAGATATTTGCCACTTAATTGAGCCCGACATCAACCAAGAAATCTATGGTTGTCCAGAATATTTATCCGCTTTAAACAGTGTATGGCTAGATGAATCTGCTACCCTATTCCGTCGTAAATACTATATAAATGGTAGCCATGCAGGTTATATCATGTATGTCAACGACCCTGGAGCAAACAAAGATGACATCGACAATATGCGTAAAGCATTAAAAAATAGTAAAGGGCCTGGTAACTTCCGTAACCTATTTCTTTATTCGCCCAATGGCAAAAAGGACGGCATTCAAATCATCCCTATCAGTGAAGTCGCTGCTAGCGATGACTTCTGGAAAATCAAAGATGCCAGCCGAATTGACATTGCAGCAGCTCATCGCGTACCACCACAACTGATGGGAGCAACGCCTACCAATGCAGGCGGATTTGGTGATGTTGCCAAGGCAGCTCAAGTCTTTGTCATCAACGAACTACAGCCCCTACAAAAGGTCATGCTACAACTTAACGAATGGCTAGGTGAAGAAGTCGTCCGCTTTGCCCCTTATGCCCTTCTTGAAAATTAGTCATCAACGACATCATCTAATCCCAAAGAAATTTGGGATTTTTTTCCCTAAAAAATCGCAATCGAAGCCCCGCCTCGCCCCCACAAAAAAAATCACTGATTTGACGATACTGACGCAGCGACCAAGACCTTACACTGTCTAAAAATAAGCACAGCTTTGGTTATGTTTTTGGTGACGGTTTTTGACGAAAAATTAAATGCAGAAATATGAAAAAGGTCGGAAATATAGCTTCAAAAAAGCAATGGGGCGAAATAGAAGTAATTTTTGTATCTGTTTATTGTTTTTCGATGCAAAGCTTTGAAAATAAAGAATTTTAGCTATTACATATCAAAGTAATTTAGAGTAATGAAAATTACCAATCTGCCTTAAGTCTTTGATTCATATAGTTTATTTAAAAATATAGAAATACATTTTTATTATGTATCTAATTACTTACTGATTACTTTTTTATTACTGAATAATACCTTTAAAATCAATGAGATTACTTCAATTACATATTTTATCCCATACCCCCAACATTTTTGATTTATTTAAAACTAGATATAGGGTTGCCTCAATAAAAAATTGCCGTGGGCTAAGCGTGGGCTAGAATTTATAGCTCTAATCTGTCTGAATAATCCTTAAACCCTTGTAAAATATAGATTCTTTGATTTAAGACTATGATTAATCTTTACTGATATTGAGTTCGAATCTCTCCGCTTCCGACATATTCAAAATGGCTGAAACCTATACGCAGCAAGGGTTTCAGCCTTTTTTTATTGGGCGATATTTATGCCCGTGGGCTGGGTCGTGGGCTAGCGGTTTTGCTGGGTTTGGGCTCGATGTCTTGACAATAAAGGCTTGGCGGTGGTTTTGCGTCAAGCCTTTTGTGTTTTTGCCGTGGGCTAGGATTGGTTAAAAACTTGACACGGTATAACTTTATGCCAAAGTTCGGTGATTGACAAATATTGCCATCTGTGTGAAATTGCTATTATTTTTGCTAAATATAAGCTGGTTTAGCTTAGAACCTGTTCACAATCTTTTCAATAACAAAGCGATGAAAGCAAGATTGGTCAATTGAAGGCTTAAATTTAAATGACGCTCACAGTTTTTCCGTAGACGTCTATTGTTCTCAAGCCAAGCAAACGAACGTTCTACAACCCATCGCTTTGGTATGACCTTAAATCTGTGCAGTTCATCTCTTTTGGCAACTTCTTTGGTAACGGTTTCGCCTAAAAGGGTCTTTACACTATTAGCAAAAGGTTCATCTTGATAACCACCATCAACCATCACATTTTTTACGCTTTGAGCATCGATGATGATAAAACTGGTTTTGCCCTTACGTTTGTGTTTCTTTCGCGCTTTTTTGACCAATTTTTTTAAGGCTTGGTCAAGAATTGCCAGTATTGTGTTGGTTGAGCTACTTAGCGCGTTTTTACTCAGTCGGCGGTTTGGGCTTGAGGGTAGCTGGTGGGCGTATGTGGCAAATTTTGTCACCAT